GACGAAGATCGGTGCGAACTGGGCGCTCGTCGCGAGAGCGCCGGTTGCGAAGGACTCGCTGCCGCAGAACGCCGTCGCTCCGTGCATCTCCAACTCGCATGCGGACGGCCTCTTCTCGATCGCATTTGCGCCGGTGATCCCGGAAGCGCGCGCTTCCCTCAACGGCCTCGGTGGAACGCTGACGTTCGATCACCTCTCCGATGCGCGCCAATTCGTCGTCGTCGACCTGCGGTATCAGTTGGGCCTCGGCGGATGGATGGACTTCCTTCCCACGCGCACGCTCATCGTGCAGGCACAAGCGGCAAAGGATGCCGGCAACGCGATGCTCGCGCACGCCCTGTTCAATCAAGTCTGTGACCACCTTACTGCGTCCTTATGGTACGCGCAAAGTGGCAATCGCGGGAAGCGCAACGTCGCGATGATGCGCGATGGCGGGTGGCGCGATCCTTTGGGAGACGGATCTTCGTGAACGATCGCATTACCGCGTTTCTAAACGCGGCCAACACACACACCGTCTTTGGCGTCGGCCTCGGCACGGCGTTCGGGTCGCTTGCGCTCATCACGTTCGGCCCGATGCTCGTCACGTCGCTGACGGTGCACGCCCCGACCGCTGCGAGCATTCTCACGCCGTTCCTCAACGTCGCGATCGCCGCGGCGCAAGCTGCCCTCCCGCCGGCGATTCTCGCCGCGGCCTACGGGCGCCCTAAAAACGTGCCGGTCGGCCCCGTGGCTGCCGGAGGCGACAGTCCACCGACCCCTTTCCCACACGCGGCACCGCCGCAGGAGAAGCCATAATCATGTCTACTACCACCGAAGGCGCAATCGCCGACGCGATCATCGCCGCCGCCGAAGCCAACAAGCCCGCCGTACTCGCCGCGATCAACGCAGCCGAGGGCGGCGTCGAAGCGTTCCTTACGAACGTCGTCAACAGCGTCAAGCCGAACGGCATGATCCTGCCCACCGTCTGGAGCATCATCAAGCCGTCCATCGTCGGCGAACTGACGTCAGTCGAAGCGCAGTATCCCGGAACGGTCATCTACGCGCTGCTCGACGCGGAGGCCCACGTCTTCGCGAAGTCCATCGGCGGATAGCCGACTCCCCTCATCCGCTGAAGCGGGTCGAATCTCAGCGCCTGGGGCCTCACGGCTCTGGGCGCTTTTTGCGTCTCGGGTCGGGACACTATCTCAGTGCGTACGTACTCGCTCGATCGCTACTTGGCGAGCAAGCCTTTCGCTACAACGAGCGGGAAATACCGGCGGCCCGCGCTTTGCCAAGGCCCTGAAGGGCGCAGATGGCAGGCGTCTCACGTATAAATCCTTGACGTCGAAGGCGAAGGCGTGACATAAATGGCAGAAGCCCCCGCTTTCGCGAGGGCCTCCGCCCACTAAACTTTTGGATTCGACGCACAGCGTCTTAAGCAACCGGAGCACCGGGTCCATCACCTCCTCTCAAGGCGGGTTTAAAGTTTGTGGCTCTAAGAAGCCGAGTCAGTCGCTCGGTTTCTTAGCCGTTTGCTTAGGCAACTTATACGCGCGTCTCATCGTCTGCTCAAAGACGGAGAGCCACTCTTGAAAATCCGCCTCGTCCCATTTCTCACCCATCGGTGGCAGTTCGTTTATCCAAGCCTGAACGGCGCCGTGTAGGTTACTGGACGCGCCGTTTCCGCCGTTTGCCCCTGTTTCAGATCCGTTTGTCGTCGCTCCGTTCGCTGACGGCTCGTTCACCTTTTTTGCTTTACGCGCGACTCGCTTTCGCGCCGGTCGAGGGGATGCGCCGTTTTCGGCTGTCGCGGCCTTTGCTGGGCTAATATGAGGCGACAGAGTGATTCCGACCATGTGTGCGGCTTGGAGAAAAAACGACTTAGCCTTTTTCTTGGTGTCCGCACCCACGACGGCCGAAAAAGTGTCGTCGAATTGCTTCTGAGTAGCGGCTGCACCAAGAGCGAGGACCTCGGGATAAGTGGCTTTAAGCGCCTCGTGCAGTGCCGCGCGCCGCTCTTCGGATTTTACAATGCGATGGAGTAGTGGTTGCGGCTCATTCTGCTCGTTGACGAGCTTGAGTGCGCGGAAGCTTTGCAGAAGCATGCCCTGCGTACTGCCCGACTGGTTACCAAAAACGGAGCGATCAATCGGGCTAGGTACGCCTTGCGAAAGCGTGTCAAGTGCCGTTAGGAACGTCTTGAACGGCACATAGGGTATATCGACTGCGGCCATGCGCTACTCCATTTCTTACTCGCCGATAATACACTACTCTTGAATTAGCCGTCAATCCTTTGTGTCAAGAGTAGCGAGAGTATTTTTGGCGTGAGCCTTGAGTAGCGGCTATCCTTGAGTGCATGGAATACGGAGACCGCATAATCGTCCGCGACGCCTTGGGGGCAGACCTGGAACGTCGCTTAATTCGCGAAACGGACAAGACTGTTTATATCTGCACAGACGCCGAGCTATCAAGAGCTAGGAACGACAGAGCCGAACCGCTCGTGGTTGGCTTTAAAAAAAGCGCAATCGTTCGGCCCCGAACGCAGTCGCTGGGCTAGATTTTCCTGGGCGCGTTTTCTCCGGCTTAGGCGATTTACTAGAGTGTGCCCGAAGTGGGGAAGTACTGGTACAACCGTACCTCGTGCAAACGCTCCATCAAGCCAGTTCGGCGGTTTTCGGCTGTGCTCGGCGCCGCGCCGTTGGATCTCTTACCCATCGAATCGTAAGGGTTCCATCGGCCTCGACGCATAGCCCGCCCAGGTCAAGCGAGACTGCCCGCGCGAGGGCGCGTTGCTCCTCGCTGGTGGCTTCCCCGTAGAGCGCGTGAGCTTTCGCGATGAGCGCTTCCGTGTCGGTCACGCGCCGCACCGCGGCCATTGCGCGCGCCCGCTGCGCCTCGAGTTCGGCAACTTTGGCGATCTCATCGTCGCGGCGGCGCGCGAGGGCGTCTAGGCGATCCTGGACGTCTTCATCGCGGACCTTGCCCTCGTTGTTCATCTCCCAGACCCGTTCGCGCTGCCGGTTCAAGGACGCGACGTTCGCGGATGCCTCCGTGATGGCCCGATCGATCAACGCAGGAGAGGCGCCATGCACCCTCGCTGCGGCCTCGGCGATGAGGTGCGGTTTGTCTTTCAGTTCGGCGAGCAGCGCGACGAATTGCTGCTCGACTTTCTCCGCCCGGACCAGCCGGACACTGTTGTCATGATTCCAGCGTGAGTAGCAGCCGTAGTAGCGGAACCGGCCGGACTTGCCGGCGACCTTTCCCATAACGGCCCCACCGCAATAGCACCGCACGGCGCCAGTGAGCGGCCAAGAATGGACCGCCTGCGCGGACTGCCGGGGAAGGCGATCGCTGACGAGTTGAGCCCGATGGAATGTCACCTCGTCGATGACGAGCGGGACGTACGTGCGCAATTCCAGCATGTCGCGGACGCGACGCGGCAGCCAGTGCACGGCGCGTTCCCCGTCTTTGAAACGATAAGGCGGTGCGATTGGAGCGACGCGCCTGGCGATCGAGGTGTAGCCGTGGCCGTCAATGCGGAGCTGGAAAACCATGCGCACGATCTCGGCTTGGTCCTCGGCGACGACGTCGCGGCCGTCGGGACCGAATGCGAGCCCGTAGGGTCGACGGTTGCCGATCGCGAGGCCGGCTGCGCGCTTGCGGCGATAGATCGCCCTTGCCTTGTCCACGCGCACTTCGTTTTCGAAGGCCGCAGTTGTGGCGCGCACCGCGGCGATCAACTGATCCATCGCCGAGTCAAGCTTGAGTTCGCCGTCGTTGCGGGTCCATATCCGAACGCCGAGGTCGATCAATTCATGCTGCGCGATTTGCGACTCAGCGATGCGCCCGCGGCCGATGCGGTCAGCGCGGATCATCAAGAGCCAACCTGGCCGCGCGGCAGCGTCGAGCTTTCGCAGCTCGCCGACCATCTCACGCAAGAGTCGCCGCGGGCCGTCCTTGCCGGATGAAACGCCCTCGAAGACCCGATCGAGTGTCCAGCCCTTCGCTTTGGCCGTTTCTTCAGCCCAGGCGCGCTGATGCGCGAGCGACTCGGCCTGAATATCAGAACTCACGACGAGCAGTGCCCAAGCGTTCATTGCGGAGGCACCGGTGCCAACACGAGGCACACGTGATCAATTCCCCCTCGACTAGGCGAACATTTGTTCGATACGATCCGAGCGAAGGGGTTGAATGTACGCACGCTTGTCCTCCTGGTCAGCTAACGTAAGGCGCGTCCGCCGGGACGCCGATTCTTAAATTTAGTAGACGGCCATGCTGTTATGGCCGAGGAATTTTCTGCGAGAAGGTGTCGTTGATGAGAGAGCCGCTGCCCCTGCCCGATGACTTAGCTATGCTCCGGGTGGCTGGCGAAGAGAACCTATATCGATGCCGTGCGCTTCGAGAACGGCTAGAAGCCGCATATTCCATTCCGCCTGCGCCTCGAGTTCTCGCGAAAGCTCAACGACCGCATTTGGTAGCGCTGTCGGGCGGTCGCGCGCCGGCGGCGTAGCTCCGGACATTAGTTCGTCGAGTGACAAGCTGAGCGCATTGGCCACGGCCATGACGAGTCCGATCGCTGGTTCTCGCTTCCCGGCCTCGACCTTCTGCAAGGTCGGCTGAAGAATACCAGCTGCTTCCGCGAGCTCGACCTGAGACCAGCCCAACTTTGCGCGGGCCTCTTTTATTCGTTCGCCGACGCTGGTATCACGCTCGCGTCGGCGTCGCTGCGTCGCCACCACTGATGCTTTGCTAAAAGTCATCGCATGCCTTAAGCCAAAAGGCTTGACATCGGGATAAGCCTTTTGGCATAATTGCGCCATGGCTAAAACGCTTCAGGAACATCGGGCATCGGCGGGCTGGTCGCAGGCGTGTCTCGCGCGGAAAAGCGGCGTGCATTCGATCTCGATCAGCAAGTACGAACGCGGCGTGACGGATCCGTCCTCGCGGAACCTGCGTCGCATCGCTGATGCCCTCGGCGTCCGGGTCGACGACATCGCGTTGCCACACAACGCGAATGACCAGGCCGTCGCGTAGATGACATCGTTACGTCGCGACCACCGATTCGCGAAGGCGCTGACGCGCTCGATGAAGCGCACCGGCAAAAGCTCCGCCGACCTGGCGCGCGATCTCAACGTTGGTCGCACGACGGTATACGGCTGGCTTTCGGGCTCGGAACCGACGGACGCCAACTTCGATAAGCTGGTGTTCCTGTTCCCCGAACTCGCGGAGTTCGCTCGATGACCATGGACCGCTACCATACCCTGCGCCCGTCGGCTTCATGCGTTACTGCACCCGGTGTCGCTTGATGGCCCGCCCGAAAGCCGTCGTCACCGCCAAGATCGAGGCGAATATGGGCCTCATCGCCCGCGCTCAAGAGCGTGAAGCCGCGATGGCGCTGATTCAACGCGCGACCGGTGAGCTGTTCCACCGCCTTGGCCTCATGCGCGCCGAGGAAATGAACTTCATCGAAGCCGTGCGCGCCGAAAACTGCGCGCTCGAATCCGGCGCATCACTCCGGGTCGCAGCCTAAATGGAGCCACTCATCGACATGACGCGCACGGTCGCCGTGCTCGTCGCGATCGAGGATCAGATTGAAGCCGACCGCATCGCCGCGGAAGCCGCGCAAGAAGCAGCGGCATGACGCCTCATCAACTTTCCGCCGTCTCGGCGGAAGATCATCAACAAAAGCTGAGCCCGCGAACGGCTGACACCGTCGCAGGCTCCTTAGGAGAACCGTGCATGAACACGTCCCTCGACTCGAACGATACCACATTCCCCGTCGCTGTGGATACCGGCGTCTATCTTGGCCGGTCGCTGCATCCCGGCTACATCGACCTTCCGTTTGTCACCGAAGAGATTTTCAAAGAGGGCCGGCGCGACTTCGGTCGCTCGATCGCCGTCGCCGAACTTGACGAATCGCAACTGACCGAACTCGAAAACGAGCTCGTCGATTACGAACGCGACGTACGGCAGCAAATCGCGCGGTTGCGTAGCGAAATCGAGCAGCGCGGAGACGCGCTTACGGGCCAGCTCTCTTTTGGCATCGCGGCATGACCGCGGTCGCACAGACCGAAGCCGTCGCGCCGACGCTCGAAGACCTCTCGCTCGAAGAAGCACTCGACAATCTCGCGGTGATCGACGGCTTCATCAAATCGAAGCAACCGGAACTCGACGCGGCGCGCGCCGCAGCGCAGGACTTGCGCACGATCATCAAGCTCCGCATGGAAGAACGTAAGGCCACGCGTTTCGAGCGCGGCGGCTGGCGCAGCCGCTTCACGATGGTGAAGCAGGGCGCCGCATCACTCAACATGCCGACCGAGTTGCGCGCGTTCTTGATTTCGACGGGTGAAATTCCGTTGAAAGAGATCGACGACGCTCTTCCTATCGTCATCGCGCCGCCGATCGTCAAAGGCGACTTGCGCAAGGTCCGCAAGCTGGCCGATTACGGAGGCGACTGCAAAAAAGCCGTTGAGGCCCACATTTTTGAGCCGCGCCAAGTCGAGCAACTCATCATCGAGCCCGTCGAAATCGACGTGACGCCAAAGACCGAGGCGGCGTAATGCAGCGCACTCCCGTCACCTCGTCGCTCGTCAAGAGCGTTGGGTACGATCCCGACCTGCAAATTCTCGAAGTCGAGTTTTGTGGAAACTCGGAAGAGCCGAAGATTTATCGCTACACAAACGTCGGCAAGTTGCAGTACGACGCAATGATCGACCCGGCGAACAGCGCCGGCCGCATTATCAACGCGATGAAGCGCGACGCAACGATCACCTGCGAACGCGTTGAGTCGGAGGCTGCGTAAGTGTTTCGCACCTCAGACGAACTTCTCGGCGAAATCACGTACAAAGTGCTCGTACACGGCCCCAGCGCCGTCGGCAAGAGCACGTTTGGTGCGTCGTGGGTCGAACCGCTGTTCCTCGATTGGGAACACCGCAGCGCTCACCTCGGCGCGAAGTACACATTCCAGGCCGCGATTCCGAAAACGTATCGCGAAGGCGTTCTTGCGATCAAGGAACTCGCCGCCGGCAACGTGCCGTGCAAGACGATCGTCGCCGACTCGCTTTCGAAGCCGTACAACGCACTTATCGAACTCTGTTCGCGCAAAGCGGACGGCACTCGTACGCAGACCGATTGGCCGACCGTCAATCGCCGCATGCAAGGCGAGATCATGGACCCGATCTTCGCGATTCCGGGCAAGAACATCATCGCGATCGCGCAACAGACCACGCGCCTCGAACGCGACGGCCGTGAATTCAAGCGCGCCGGTGTGAAGTTCGTCGGCGACGAGCAGCGCTGGCCGTACGCCTTCGACTATATCCTACACTTCGCATCGCGCGGCGCGATCCTGGTCGAAAAGTCGATGTCACCGTATCTCCCCGAGGGCACGAACCTCCGCGGGGACCTCGACGCCGAACGCTTCATTCGACTCGTAACCGGCCTCGAAGCGATCGACGCGGTCAAGGTCATCGTTTCGGCCCCGTTGCCTGCGCTCAGGGCCGCGGAGAGCGGGCCGGCGGGCAATGTGCTCGACCAAGACCTCGGACACCGCGCAGCGCCGCGCACGAGCGATCCGGCGTTCTTCTTGGACGACCTCAAAGACGCCGAGAAGCGGCAAGTCTTGGCCTGCGCCGCCGGGATGAACGTGAGCGACGCGCGCCTCTGCGAACTCGCGTACGGGATCGTCGGCAGTTCGAAAATCATGGCGGGCGCGGACGTTGCGCTGCTCTGCGATGCAATCCGTAAGGACCGTGCAGCTTGAGCGCCTACATCATTAGCGATGCGTGCGAGATTGCCGAACGGCGTGGTCATCGCGTTATCGTCGTTCAGGACAACGGCGATAAGTACGTGATGGTCGAGTCCCCCTCGGGATCATGGTGGGAAGACCGTGAGCACCTCGTTCTGTCGGAGCTGGTCGACGATTTCGGCTTGTTGGAGACATTTAAGTGATCGGCGCATGTCCGCATGCGCGCGCGCTCTCGCACTACACCGCGCTGCTCAACGAAATCGAAGAGATGAAAGCCGAAGATCGCGACGAGGCATACGCGCTCTTCCTCAAGCGCAACGACTTCGACGGCCCGGGTCACTACGAATTCACCGCTGACGCATTGCGCGAATCATTCGACGCCGGCAGCGTGTTTGGAGCAACCCGATGAACGCCGCCCTCGATAACCCGTATACCGAACCGTGCAATTCGTGCGATGCGGTCGACTACGACGGCGATCTCGATGACGCTGGATATTGCCGGGCGTGCGCTGATTATGAGCCCGGCGACACGCCGGGTTACGCCGACGGCTCGAGGGCTGATCTCGATCGCCAAGACTGTATAGACGCCGGCCGCGGGCACTTGTTCGCATGAGCGCCACCAATGATACGCCTCGCTTTGCGGTGGGCGATCGCGTGCGCTGCATAAGCGAACCGAAACTGCCGCTTGGGATTGTAACGTCGGACGAGCGCGACACGGACGGAGCCGTCTCGACGTATTTCGATGTCCCGCCGAACTTCGCTGGATCGTGGACGCCCGCCGATGATCTAACTCTCGTTGCTCGCGCGCACTACGCTCCCACAGATAAGCCCGATGCGGTTCCGGCGTGGGTGACGCCAGAGCAGTGCGAGTACATCACGCGCGAATTTCAGGCGGTAAAGCGATGAAGCCGGGAATTTCGGACGGAGTGCTTGCGCTCAACGTCGGCCGGCGCGCAATCGGCATCACCGCAACTCGTCAATTTTCACTCACGCCTCGGCGCTCGCCGGATGTCGGAGCGACATCGCATTGCCGCTGGCTCTTTCTTGCATTCGCATGGGTGACACTATGATTTTGCTCTTGGGCGGTTTTTGCGTGTGGCTGGCGCTCGCCGTCACTGTTTTGATGTTCCTCACCGGCGCTAAGATTTCGCGCGGCGAGAGATGACGGCGACGATCAACCCGGACACCGTAGCGAAGGCCGCCACACTCGCCGTGACGCCCAACGGCGACGGCACATGGCGCGTAATCGGTGAAACCGGCACGTACTCGATTTATCGGCTCGGCGAGGGCTACCGTTGCACGTGTCCCGCCGGCCACGGTTCGACAATGTGCTCGCATAGAATCGCGACTGATGCGCACGTCAAGGGCATCATTGCGAAGCCCGCGTTGCTCGAGACGCTCACGGCTGAAGAGATGTCTGCCATGTCGTTGATCGAATTGGGCTACACGCTGAATACGGTTTCCTTCGCGATCACGGCGCTTGCCGAGGAGCGACAGAAGCAGAACACCCGTTTCGCCGATCTCAAGATCAAGTCGAACCGCTACAAGCTGTTGGACGAGAAAGAAAAGCTCGCTGCGACGGTTGACGAACTATTGCTGCAGAAATCGATCGTCGACAACCTTAGAATTCGCCACAGCGCGTTGCGCGAGCTTAAAACCAGCCTGCAGTCGACGATGCGGACGGTCGCATGAGAGCGTTCCGCGGTACTCCCAACGACGCCCGACCAAGGTGGGACGCGATCGTTCGGCCGGCACGCTTAGAAGCCGGCCGAGTTCGCCGCGTCCTTACCCGTGCGCGCGCGGCGATCGCCGCCGCTTGCACGTGGTTTTGCGACGACAGCGACGCGTGGTTCGAAGCGCGCTCGCTCGAGCTTTGCGAAGGCGCGCTCGTCGTCGCGGTGGTCGTCATTGGCTTCGAAATTGTTCGCTATTTCATCCCCGGCGCGGATGGTCGTTGATGGAGAGGTTCCTTTGGGCGAAGACAGCCCGTCATTCCAGCTCTACCCGCGCGATTTGCTCGCGGACACCCATAACCTCACCGACGCGGCTTTCGGGCTCTACGTGCGCCTCTTATGCGCGCAGTGGCTCAACGGCAGTTTGCCGGCCGCGTTCGAATCGGAAGACGACGAGTCGATGACCGACGTTCTCCCGATCGGCGACCTAAAAGAACGTCGCAAGGGCTGGCGCGTGATCGAACGGCACTTCCCCGCTCATCCCGAGCTCGTTGGCCGCGTTGCACAGCCACGGCTCGAACGCATTCGCGCGGCTCAGAAAACTTATCGTGCATCGCAAGCCGCAAAGAGCGCGAAGGGCGTGCGGCGTCGCCAAGAACTCGCCGACGCCGCACGCACCCCAGATCAACCCGCGGGTAAACCCGTGGATCAACCCGTGGGTATCGCGCGGGTCAATCCGGACGATGACCTGCGGTTAACCTCTGCAATTGCAACTGCAATTGCTATACCTACGGGTACTTCGTCCCCTCCGGTAGCGGGGGAGGGAGAGAAAGACCGATCGGGATCACCCGGACTTGAGTTTGGCGTATGGTTCCTCGGCGCAGCGATCGGCTCGAAAGCGCTGCCCGATGCGTGGTCGATGATCCCCGGCTCGGCGAAGTTCGCCTACGAGCACGTCGAGGCCAGCATCGCGTTGATTGCGTCCTACGGCGTCACCGAGTGCAAATCTCGAGCCCGCCGCATGTTCGAGCGGACTCAGCGCACCGATGTGTCCCGGTGGCGCTCTTATCCGTCGCCGACGGCGCTGAATAAGCATTGGACGCTCTTCGGCCCTGAAAAGACCGAGAACGCATACGCCGACGAGTACATGGCGATGGCGAAGCGCAAGCTGGAGGCGCTGCAGTGATGGCGCTCGAGCATATCACCGGAGCCATCAACGCCGCCGATATGGCCGCCATGTGGGCCAAAATCGAGAAGCTCAGCGGCAAGCCGCGCGAGGTCGTGCAGGCCGAGGTCGAAGAAAACTATCTCGATCGCGCGCACCGTCTCGCGGCTGAGAACCGCCGGGAAATGTCGCGAAAGCTCAGCACGATTCCGGCAGAGTTCGCCGGCGCAACGCTCAGCACGTACGAATCGACTTCGGGCAACCGCCGCGCGATCGGCGCTGCGGACCGGGTCATCAAGAGCAAATTTCGAGCTGGCCTTGGCCTTTCGGGGCGTCCGGGGGTCGGCAAGTCGCATCTCGCCGCGGTCATCGCAAACGCGGCGATCGACGAAGGCCGCATGACGATCTTCACGAGTGTCCGCGGGATGCTCGACGCGGTAAAAGACTCGTACAACGCGGCCGAGACGCGCGACGAAAAAGACATGACGACGATTCGCATGATTCGCCGGTACGCGTCGGTCGAAGTCCTCATCCTCAACGATCTCGGCAAAGAGCCGCTCACGCGTTGGTCGATCGAGATGCTCTACGCGATCTTCGACGATCGGTGGGAGCAAGGGCGTCCCGTGGTCATCACGGCCAACCTCGATTGGATGACGCTGGCGGAGCGCTACAACGCGTCGTTCCCGGGCCTTGATCCATCGACCGGACAAGCCTTGATGGATCGCGTTGCCGGGATGACCTCGATGCCCTGGTACGTGATTAGCGGCGATTCACGCCGCTGGGGAGCTATCGAATGAGCTGGCCCGGCGTCATCATCGCTTGCGATGCGGAAGACATCCGTTACTCCGACATCTTGCTTCCCGACCCGGACGCCCCGGAATCGCCGCATCAAGACTGTGCGCACGTCGAGTTCGACTTGCTCGACAACTGCCGCATGTGTGGCCGCGAGCGGGCGGCGTGCGAATGACCGCGCAACTCGGTTTCATTCAGGCGCCGGCCGCTCGTGAAAAACGCCAACCGTCCGCGCGCATCGTGACGACGGTCGACGGCAAACGGCTCGGCCAGCAGTGCGCGAAGATCCTCTCGCTCTTGCGCGATGGTCCGCAGACCAACTTCTGCTTGAGCTCGGTCGCCCTAAAATACACGAGCCGCATTTCCGACCTTCGCTTGCTCGGCTACGTGATCGACTGCGAACGCCTCAACGGCGGATTGATGCGCTATCACCTCGTCGGTGAACCAAAGCGAGGCGACGCATGAAGGGTCAGAGGCCTGTACGTCGCGAGAAATGCGCCTGCGGATACGTCCCGGAACGCTCCACGACCCCAAAGCAAATCAACAACGCAATCTGGATGCACCTCTCCCGCGGGAAGTGCCCATTGCAGCAAAAGCCCGTCCAACCCGATACATTGCTCGCGCCGAAGAAGGGGCGCTTTGACAGCTCCGCGGCGCTTGACGTACTGATGGCGGTATGGCGTTGAGCAAGCCGTCCGCCGGCTCGCGCTGGCATCTAGCGGTATTCGAACGCGACGGCTTCCAGTGCCGCGCAGAGCATCACGATCGTCGATGCAATAGCCGCCCGTCGGAAGCGCATCACATCGTCTACAAAGTTCATCTTATCGACGCGACCACGTGGCTGCTCGAAAACGGAATCGCGCTGAGTGAGCACTGTCACGCGCTCGCGCATCGCACACATAACGCCAACATATCCGAAGCCCGCCTTATAGCGGCGGTGGACGCGGTGAACGTCGTGCAAGGCGACGATCCCGCATTCCGACGCCCTTACTTTTGTTCCAAAGGATTTGCCACACTATGACTGCGTTTGCAGAAAACTTACGCGCGAAGTGCGCTCGATGATCTACGCAGACCCGCTAATCTCAGACTTCGTGGCTGATCTCTTACGCAAGAACCGCTCGCCGCGGTCGCAAGAAGCGTACGCCCGCGATCTGAGCATGTTCACGCGCTTTCTCGGCGCGCCGATCAAAGATGCAACCCGTCAGGACATCAATCGTTATACGCTCTATCTGTTGACGGAGCGGAAGTACAAGGTCGTGACGGCTCGGCGAAATCTCTCCACGCTGCGCACGTTCTTCAAGTACCTGCGCCGCGAGGGACTGCGCGACGGCAACCCGGCCGAGGATGTCGAGCTCCCGAAACCGGAGCAGCGCAAGCCAAAGGTGCTGCGCGTCAACGAGGTTGTCAGCATGCTCGGCGCGGACCGTGGCGGCTATCACGCTGTCCGCGATCGCGCCATCCTCGAGCTGCTTTACGGTAGCGGAATCCGTCGCGCTGAAGTTGCGAACCTGACTCTTGATAGCCTCGACTTCTTGCAACGCACGGCGATCGTAAACGGCAAGGGCAACAAGCGTCGCATGGTTCCGCTTACCGAAGCCTCGATCTCGGCGATGCAGTTGTATCTGCACGTTCGGCCGGCCGCTGAGGATGACGCGTTCTTTCTCAGTAATCGGAATACGAAACTGGGATTGCGCCAGGTCTGGAAGATCGTCAAGGACTACGCGGTCGCCGGCGGCGTGCCGCGCGCTTCGACCCATGCGATGCGTCATTCATTTGCTACGCACTTCATCGAGGGCGGCGGCGACCTATCGTCTCTTCAGCGGCTTCTCGGTCACGCGAGCATTGCGACCACGCAAATCTACATTGACCAGTCCGTGGAGCATCTTCGGAAGCAATTCACGATCGGAAGCCTACGCGATAAACCCGAGTTCGCTGAAGCACTGCGCGGTGCAAAGTGAGTCTCGCAAACGCACTACGTCAGGTTTTAAGGAGCGACTAGCGAGATGACCGCAGACCAAATTTCGACACAGATCGTGGATGCGATCACGAAGTATTCGCCCGCAGCTTATGAGACAGCGAAAGCCGTGGAACGGATCAACGCTATTGATTGGCTGTTGACCGACCTCGGAATGGTCGCCATCGGGTTGTTCATTGCTTGGATGGGCCGCTTTTGCTGGAAGCACAGCAGGGGCAGCCAATACGATTCGGACGTTGAGGGCTTCCAGAAGTTCGGCTCTGGCGTCGTCGTTGCTACCGGCGCTTTGTGGGCTGCGTTCGCAACGGTGAACATGCTCGCGAGTCCGTGGCTCATCGTCGGCCTAACCGATCCCGGACTCGCACTGGCGCACGAAGCGATGAAGAAAGTCCTCGGATCATAAATCATGGACGCACTATTTGAGGCTAACCATGCCTAGCGCATACTATTGGAACCGCATGGCCGAGAATACCGAGAACCCCAAATGCGGTTGCGGTCATCGCCTTGACGAGCACCCGGACGCGAAAGCGTGCACGAACGCAGACGACGAGTGTACCTGCTCCGAGTTTCACCATGAGGAGCCGTACGACGAATGACGATGCACGATCTATGGGTGGTCGAGCACCGCTGCATCCATTCGCTACCCGTTATGCAGATCGGCGAGAGCGAGAAGCAACGCCTTCATGATGCCCACGAAGCCTTGCACGACCGCTGGTTTACGAGCACCTGTAAGGACAAGCGAAATTGCGCGTTCGCTGGCGGGTGGCATCCGGGAGCCAATCTATTACTTGGAATTGATAACGCATGAAACCGTTGTTATTGGAGGTAGTCCGTGGCTGACACGATCAAGCTAGACTTTCGCCGCAAGAGCATTCTGCTGCACGCCTACTGCGAGATGCGCGGCGAAGCGTTTGACTGGGAACGCAAGGGTGATCTGCTTTCGGCCAACGAGTGCTGGGAATGACTGCGACGAGTTCAAGGCCATGCTGATCGAGGCCGGGTTCGACGACGCAGCCCTCAACTTGGCGAACAATAAGGTGCCGGAGAAATCATAGAAGTGGAATTGATCGAGATGAGCGCGGCGCTAGAGGCGTTGCACAAGGCCCAGCCGGATGCGAAGTGCGTGTGTGGGAAGTACGGCCTCGACACCGGCTGCGACGATGAGTGTCTCGCCGAGATGGCCGTCGCTCTAGCGAACAGCACTCCGGGACTTACTCCCCTCGGCGAACCGCGCGTGCATCATGCCTGAGCGCGATCAATGTACCTTTCAGGAGATGATGAAATGGGCTTAGATACTGACTACGATTGCTGGCATGGACCGTACTCCGCGTTCAACCGCTTTCGCCATGCCTTGGCCGCTAAGATCGGCATCGACCTTGATTCGATGGAGGGCTTCCAACGCGATCCGGCGCGCGGTGCAACGAGATGGGATTTGCTCAAGCCGGACCCACTGCTGACCCTCCTCAACCACTCCGATTGCGATGGATGGATCGAAGCCGATGATTGCGCGCCGCTCGCCGCGAGGTTGCGCGAGGTGGCAGCGTTGTTTGATCCAGGTGAAGGCGGCGTAGAGGCCGCGCGACGCGCCGACCTTTCAAAGCATCCAGGCATGACGGCGGAGCAACTCGGGCACACACCGGTCTCGAAAGAACCGTCGTTAATGCAACGCGCGATCTATGACGGTGTTGCGGAAGCATGCCTTCGATTTGCTAAGGGCTTGGAAGCCGCGGATAAAGACGGCGCTCGGGTAGAATTCCATTGAGCCAGAAACTGTCATACGATGATTGGTGGCGGCGCGGCGAAGGCACGGGCTTGCTCGTGAACATCGTCGCCGCGATGCCCGATAAGACGTCCGAACTTTTGCACGAACGCATCGGCGAAGCTATCGAGAAAGCGTTTAACGCCGGAGCCGTTATCGCCCAACAGGCGCAGCCCGAGTGCAAGTGCTGGAATCCGAGGTTCTGCGAGTGTACGATTCCGGGACAGGCGCAGTCGCGATGCGAGAAGTGTGGCGTACAACCGGAAGATGGGTTCTGCTTTGTTTGCGGAGAGAGGCTGAACGACAAGGGAGAATATGATCGCAGCCCCGGTCCCGTTGCTGCTCCGCAGCCTGAGCCCGCGACGCAGAACGCGATTTACTTGTTGCTTATTAACTACATCGCTTCGCATCCCACGCCAACCGTTGGCGACTGTCAAACGATGGCTGCACGAATCAGCGCACTGTGCCCCATAACGAGGATATGATGACAACTGAAATTGAGGCGCTTATCCCCGTTGATGAGGCCGACTCTTTCCCCGATGAGTATGTCGAGCAAATCTTCATGCTCGCCAATGCGAAGCTGGCTTCATTCGGATGGCGTGGCTTGGAATCACGTCAGCAGGCTATCGCCGTTCTGCGCGTCCTTGTTGAGATCGCAGACCGGCCGCTTTGCGGCGTCACCGAAAAGCACCCAGGCCACTACCATCCAGGTGCGTTGAGCGGCGAATGGTGCAATGGGATGCCGATTAATGGATAAGTCGAAAACAGTATACGAAGATCAACTCGAAGCGGCTAAGGCACGGATCATCAAGCAAGGCCCGTGCGGCTTCTGTGGAGATGGTTACGCGGCGCATCGGTTGATTGACGCGCAAATGGGTCGCACCGGAGCGGGAGACTCGATCGGGAGCATCGCGGACGATTACGGGACATCGGTTCGCGAGATGGTGATTACGTGGACCGCATACGTCGATCTGCTACACAATGCCGCTTACTGTCAGGAGCCGATGAGTTGAAAGAACGATTGGCGGCTCTGGCCTTGGAATGGCGCAAGTACATGAACATCCCGGAGACCATCAAGATCGGCGTTCAAGTTGGCGACGTGCGCGATTTTAGCGCCGCAGCCGGCCACGGCGATGACGGCCTCGCGTTCACGATGAGCAATCCCGAAAACACGGAGTTCGAGCTTTGCTTTGACCCTCGCATTGAGGGGCGTGACGACTTCGAACAGATCATGGTTCATGAACTCGTACACGTATGGTCGTTCTCACAATGCGGTGAGGACCCACGAGAGAACATGGAAGCCGTAACGGACGAGCTTGCCCGCATGATTATCGAAAGGAAAGCACATGAGCAGAATACTCGTTGAAACCGAAATCATCCCGATCCAATGCTCGGCGTGCTCGGTTTGGTACGGGCTCGACAAGACGTTCAAGGACCGTCGCTATAGCGACAAGCAATCGTTTTACTGTCCGAACGGCCACGCGCAGTCGTGGACCGAAGGTGATGCAGACCGGCTTCGCGCCACGAACCTGAGGCTCGAATCACAGCTCTCTTTCGAGCGCAGCCAGCGCCAGATTCTTGAAGCGTCTAAGGCGAAGCTGGAACGTGCCCACAAACGGCTGGTGAAGTCGGGCGTGTGCCCGTGCTGCAAACGGTCGTTCGTCGCGCTCAAGCGGCACATGGACACGAAGCACCCCGATTACGAGGTAGCTTGAAATTGCTGCTCGCGGATTTAGCCGCGTTCGTGGCCGGGAAAGAGCACCGAGCATGGAACCGGACGAGCTGAAGATCGGCGAACGCTATCTCTTGAGGACCAAGACGGGCGAAGTGATCCTCGGCACCTTCACGGGCATCGCGCGCGCTCTGGACGGCGACATGCTGATGTTCACGGCGGGCAAGTGGCAGAAGGCCATCGCCGCGGATCGGATCATCTCGATACAGCCGGCCTAGGACGGAGCGCTCAAGGGACGCCGAGAATCCCCGCCGTCCGATGGAACTGCAGCCCTGGGCCGAAGTCGTCACCCGCACCGTGCGCAAATACTTGCCCGACGTACGCGCTTTTCGCAAGGGCAAAAATATCGTGTGGAAGTTGCAGGGCCACCGGGCGATTCTCGAACCGGATGGAAATACTTGGTGGATGCGTATCACCGATAAAACGGGAGCAGTAGGGCCACGATCGTTTGACGAGCGGCATGACGCCGCGTCGGCGGGCATCGCTGCCAACAACATCGTCGTGCATTTCGATCCGCGTTGGTGCCGGGGAATCGACGTCGCGCCGTTTGATTCCGCGCAGGTGTAGTCAGTCGGAGTGAACGGGACGCGGAAGGTGGCGGTCGTCGACCATGCGATCTTTTGGTCCGGCGATCACCGATATTCGTTCACCCGCATCCGTCATGGAAAGAGCCAAGATGAACGAACCGAAATTCGTTCCGGTAAACCTCGAGACGGCCGAGGTCCCGAAGTTCGCGATTGATCCCGAGCGCGGCGAGCGCGTGCAACGCGGCCGTGTGATTGCAGCCCTCCCGAAAACCATGAAGCCGTGCCCGGTGATTTATGACGAGCCGGTTCTTCGGCATGATGCTGAGTGCGAGTGCGCAGGTTCGGGGCTGGTTCCGGTGCGCCGGCCCGACATTGATGCCGTCGACCCCGAAGACGATTCGCTGCAAGCGCTGGAAGACGCGATCGAGACCGGCGACGCGAATGATTCATATCTCGGCGACTCCGTTACGAACTTGATGCGGCACACCGTCGACGTCAAGGGCGGCGGAGGCGGCGGCGGCCGGACACGCGCGCGCAAGGCCAGCGACATGCGCTCGGAGCCTTCCCCATCGGCCACCGACGGCCGACTCGAACGGACGGGGCGCCGGCCTCGCTTCGTAAGGATCGGCACGCGCAAGGATCTCATCGGCACGACCGTCGCGCGGACCACGGCGAAGGTGCTTGAGGATGTCGGTTCGGATGCCGCGCAACTCGCGGACTCGTTGCTCGCGAACCCGGAAGTGCAAGCCATTCTCGCTGAAATCAAAGCCGAGGGAGCGCAATGACGCCGGAACGCGAAGCCGAACTCCGCGCGCTCGCCGCAGACGCCGAACGCTTATTCCCGACACGATCACATGTGCGGTCATGCGAGGCTTCACTGACGGTCGGACGTTTGCCGTGCTCCTGCGGTTACGCATTCATCGCCGCCGCTCGCACCGCGTTACCCGAAGCGCTCGACGCGATCGAGCGGGTTTACGCCATCCTTGAGGATAATTTCCATAACAGCGGGGCGAATGCTATAAGCGCGATTGCGGTCCTCGCTGCATTGGAAGGCAAGGCCGATGGATGAGCCGCTCACGATCGCCGGCAACAACATCCCTGCGGGGCTGGCCGATTTAATCGCGTTGGATCTTCTCAACGACCCGGATAGAATCGACTTGGCGCGAGCGGTCGTGCGCGCGTTGGACCCGCGGGATCGCGATATCGCTGGCAACGCCACTTCCGTTCAGTAGAAAAGGAGCGCATTACAGCGTACAATAGCTGTAATGAACGACGTACCATATCATGGTCGTCCACCGAAGCGCGACAAGCGTGTCGAAATCAAGTTCCGCTGCACTCCTCAACAGAAAGCGGATCTTCGTCTATTGGCCGACGCCGGTAATGTTTCGATCGGGCAACTGCTCGACGACTTCGCAGCGCGCTTCGCTGCATCGACGCAAAATGCTTGACAGAATACCGCAATGGGTGATTTACTGAACGGGCAAGAGATACGCACGGGTTACGTTCCGGTAAAAAGGAACGCATAAAGAAGACGGCAGCAGCGATGCGGGCCGTCTTTCGTTTGGGAGCGCTGCCGTGGACGAACACACGTACATCACGCGCACCCACGCGATGGAATCCTACGTCAACCGCCTCTCGTTCCTGTGCGACGACGAGTGCCGCAAGCGCTTTGGCCATCAGCTCTGGACTCATCACGCATGGGTTACGATGCAATACCTCGCGGAGATCTTAGCGGCCGACTTCTACGGCGATCCGCGGCCCGGCGATCCGGACACCGGTGTTCCTCATCTCGATGCCGACATCGCACGAGCACGCGATTATCTCGAACGCACCTGGAGGCTTGATGCGTCGACGACAAGCGAAACTCTACGCGATTAAGCGCGACAAGCGCTACAACGCAATCCTACGCGAAGCTGAGCGCGCCGAAGAGCAGAAGCGCATCGACGCTGACAAACGCCAAGACTAGCTGACGCCCCGGAGGGCGGTCGATGCCCAATAAGGTGCGCGGTCTCTCCGTTGAGCGGTGGGCCGAGGTTCGCAAGGCATACGAAGCCGGCGAATCTGTCCTGAGCCTCTCAAAGCGCTTTGGGATTCGTCGGCCTACGATTGACGCGCATCGCGACAAAGAGACGTGGATCGTGCACCCCACCGTGCAGATGCACGGGGAAGCCGCAAAAACCGTGCAGGCCCGTGCGCAAGCACAGGTCATCGACATCGCAACGAAGCGCGTCGTCGAGAAGATGGAAGAGTCAGGCGCGCTCGACGCCCACGCCCAGGCCATCGACACGCTGCTCCAAATTCAGGCTCCGCTCTACGCGAAGGCCGCGAAGCTGATCGAGAAGACGCTCGACAAGGCCATCGGCGGAACGCTCCGGCTGGGAGTGACGCAAGGCGAGACCACCGCGGTCACCGACATCCTCAACGCGCTCAGCAAGTTTTCCACCGAAACCCGCAAGGGCGCCGGCCTGCGAGACGGTACGCCGACGGTGGCAAGCGAGAACGAAGACGATCGCCGCATCGAAGAAGCCGTGCTCATCGTGCGCGAGCGAGCGAGTGCGTGAGACGACGTGCAGAATTCGAAGTTCTTCCGAATCAAGCCGACTACACCGAATGCGAATGCCTCTTCTGCGCAGCCTACGGCGGCGTCGGATCAGGAAAGACGTACGGCGCTCAGTGGAAGATGTGGAAGCGGCTTCGCCGGTATCCGCTCGCCGGAAACTACGTCGTGGGCGCCGACTTCGAGCAGCTCCGCGGCGGCTACTTTTTGGACTTCCGCAGCATGCTCGAAGATCTCCTCAACTGGAAAGAGGGGACGGACTTCAAGTATCGCGACAGCCCGCGTCCCTCCATCATCCTTACGGATACCGGCGCGCGCATTCGGGCGCTCTCATCCGAACTCGCTGAGCGTATCCGCTCGACGCAGATTCAATCGCTGCACGCCGAGGAGCCGCAGACGTGGCACAACGGCGAACAAGTCTGGCAAACGCTGGTCGGGCGTATGCGGCACTCGACGCGATCCGCGCGTGCGTATCCGGACATGCCGATTCAGGCGTGGCTAACGTTCAACCCCGGCGGGAACCCCGGTGCACCGGTCGGTTCATGGCTGCATCGGCTCATCGAAGAGAAGTGGCGCGCGGCTTCCGCAGTGCGGTGTCGATCGTGTCGACTGCGCGATCCCGATGGCGTTGGCTATCCTTCTTGGCGATTCGATCTCGAAGATAACTACCTGCTCGAGAACGCTCCGCAGTACGTCCAGAATCTTCGCGACAATCTGCCGCCCGAAGTGTGGCCGGCGGAAATCCACGGGCACTGGCCCACGGTCGGAGGCGACGTCTACCGCGGCTATCGGCCCGACGTTCACGGTGCTCCTGCTCCCGAACACTTGCCGCCGAAGGCGCTCGATCCGTTGCGTCCGATTCTGTGGACCCTCGACTTCAACGTCGGCTGGATGGCGAGTCTTATCTGCCAAGTCTACGATCAACGCAAGACGGTCATCGATCTGGACACGACGCCGGGGCAACCGCCGAAGCCGCGAGTCGCGTTCGAGCAGCCGGGCTGGCAAGGTTCGGTGCTCTACGCACTCGACGAGATCTTTCTCCCGAACTCCGGCACGCCGAACGTGCTCGCGGAATTCCTCAATCGGTACGGCGAGTACGCCGGCAAGACGCGCGTCGTTCTGTACGGCGATGCGTCCGGCGGCGCGCGATCGCAGACGATGGACGCGCGCGACGCGAACCGGTCGAACTGGGAACTCATCATCAACGGATTGCGTGCGGCGGGCTTCACCGTCGAACTGCGGATTCAATCAGCTAACCCGGGCGTCATGGACCGCATCAACGCGGCACGCGCAACGTTCCTCACCGGCGCCGGCTTCGGCATGCTGATCGACGCGCAGCGCTGCCCGAACCTTATTGCTGACTTTCTCGGCGTGAAGTTCAAGCCGGGCACAAACGATCTCGAAAAAGACCTCAAGACCGAGGACGGCCGCAAGCGCACGCATCTCTCCGACGCGTACGGCTACCTCGCATGGTTCGAGCATGAAGCGCGACGCGGACAGGCGCCGACGCTCATATCCTTCATGGGACGCTAGGAGTTACGGCCTTGGGCTTCACCGAGATCAAGGCGACGCTCCGACCGCTCTACCCGGTGGACATCGGTCGGCGGTACTGCGACATGGACGCGCTCGAACGCGTGTTGCGCGGAACGTTCTACGAGCAGATGAAGCACCCGTTCGATCGCGAGAACAACGGGAACCGCTACATCCCGCTTCGTGAACGCCGGCCGGCGGTGCAGTACAATCTCGCCCGCATCATCACCGATCAAACGAACGGGTTGCTGTGGGGCGACGAGCAGACGCCGTTTCTGCGCTCGTACTGGGGCGATGAGCCGACCGACACCGATCGCGACAACGAGCAGAAGATCGAACGCGTCGTCGAGCATTACATGCTCCCCAGCGTCGTCGCCTCAGCGTATGAGGAAGGCGTCGTCGGCTCGTGTGCGGTCATCGTGCGCGGGACGCCGTCGGGTGCCTACTTCGACTTGCGCGCCGGTAAGCTCGGGGCGCCGACGTTCGATCCACGCGACCCGGCAAAGATGCTCACCTACGTCGAGGAGTACCCGATCGCGGGCGCCGACCTCGTCGCGGCCGGCTACGACATCCCGGTCGACAAGCGCGGAAAGCGCTGGTGGCTCAAACTCCTGATCGACGCAAAAAAAGAAGATCGCTTCGAGCCGATGCTCGAGGACGACCACGCCAAGATGACGCGCGCCGCGGCGGAAGGCAAGCCCGCCACGGACGACAAGGGCCGTCCGATCGTATGGAAGATTCGCGAAACGTTCGCCCACAAGTTCGGCGTCGTCCCGGTGATTTGGGGCCGCAACCTCGACGCACTCGGCAATGTCATCGACGGACCGTGTCTCTTTGGATCGATTCTCGATATTCAAATCGAGATTGACTATTTGCTCTCGCAGGTCGGACGCGGCTACCGCTACACGGCGGACCCCATGCTCGCGATCGAGCGCGGCGAGATGGCCGGTACGGTTCTCGGACCAGTCGGCCAAGGCGGCGCGGAGCAAGATGCAACGCAGCGCGATGTCGCCGGCGCCATCATCAAGTCTCCAACGAACGTCTTAGACCTGCCCGCCGGATCGAAAGCGCAAATGCTCGAGATCACCGGCAACGGCCTCAAGGCCGCAACGGATCACATCAAGCTCTTGCGTGAGTGGGCGCTCGAAGTGGTCGGCGGCATGAAGTCCGACGCCGAGTCGACGCGCGGTGCGGAATCCGGCCGCGCGCTCGAGATGCTCTGGCAAGCGCTCTACCTCGTCGCGAAGCGGCAACGCGTCGCGTGGGGTGACCGCTTCTATCTACCGCTCGTGCGAATGGTGTTGCTCGGGATCTCGGTCGGTGAGATCACGCTTCCGAGTGACATCGAAGCGCCGCCGCCCGACCTCTCGTTGCATCTCGTGTGGCCGTCGTGGACGACGCCGTCCGGTGCCGATCTGCTTTCGTTTGCGAACGCAGCCGAAGTCCTCGCCGGTGGCAGCGCAAAGACGCCGGTGGCGCTCTTGCCGCGTGACGCCGTGACGAAGATCGTCGCGACCAATCTCGGGCAACGCGACGCCGCGGCGCTCATCGCGCAACTCGACGACCAAAAGAATCAAGATCAAGCCGACGCGCAAGCGCAGGCTGATACCGACGCACAGCGTCAGATCACCGTCGCGAAAGCGACCAAACCTCCGAAGGGCAATGCCGCGTGAGTACACAGGACCTCGACCTCGACGAGAAAGAGATCGCCGAAACGGGCGAAGGCGACGCGAAACGCAAGGTCGTCTCGGTCGATTACGCGCGCCGGCTGCGCCGCGACGGCCAGAACGCTGCGAAAGCGCTCTCCGACACGCAAACGAAGCTCGACGAACTCTCCGCTACCATCAAAAAGCGCGACGAGGACGACGCGGCCAAAACGAAAACCGAGGCGGAACGTCTCGCGAAGCTCGAGGCCGACATCCTCGCCGAGCGCGCTGCGCGCGAATCCGATAAGAAGGCAGCGGACCTGCGCGTGCGCCAGTCCGAAGTGAAGGCCGCGGCGGTCAAGGCGAACGCGCATGACGCGGACGCCGTGCTGAAGTTCGTCGATGTCGAGAAGCTCGGCGATGACGAAGCGATGAACAAGGCGCTCGACGATCTGAAGAAGTCCTCGCCGTTTCTCTTCAAGTCGGCCGAGGATACGCAGCACCAGCGCAGCGTCACGACGCCGAGCGGTACGCGCTTGACCGGAAACGACGAGCTCGCGCGCATCGCCGTCGGCGACCCCAAGGACATGAAGGCGTTCCTCGCTTCGAAGGGCGTCCGCTAACCAAGTTTCTTTGCCGTTTGCTCCATGACGAGCACGGCACACGATCGCGACACGCTGGTTGAGCCAGTGAGCGACCGTTCCCGACACGCCGGTTGAGCCGGTGAGGGGTTTGCACACCACCTCACATGGAGCACCCGCATGGCTATCGACAATTTCCCGCCGATCATCACGCCCTACATCGAACAGCAAGGCTTCCTCGAAAAAGGATTCGAGACCGCGATGGAACCCGAACTCGCGTATCGCAAGATCGCCGAACGCGTCGACGTCGAAGTCAAGAACGGCGAATCGGTCACGAAGACCCGCCCCTCCCTGTTCGCTCTCGGCAACACGGCCGTCAACCCCGCGACGAACACCGGGCTCGACAACGGCCTCTCGAATTCGTTCTACGGATTCGAACAGTTCACGCTCTCGATCGGCCAGCAAGCGCTCACGACGCAAGTGTCGCTTGAGCAGCAAGAGACGCTCATCGAGAAGCTCTTCCTCCAGAATCAGAAGAACCTCGCGATTCACGCGGCATCGACGCTCGACCAACTCAACGCCCAGCAGTTGCATTCCGCCTACGACAGCGGCTCCTCGTATAATCCGACCCTGGTGAACTCCGGCGCCACGTCGATCGAGCTGGACAACATCATCGGGTTCGATACGAACTTCGCGCACGTCACGTACAACAGCGTCGTGTACCCGGTCGGCACGCCGCAGCCGGTTTCCTCGAGCAATACGCTCAAGGTTAACGTCTACACCTCGGCCGCCGGTAACGCGCTGCTCGGTCAGATCACCGTCACGCTCGCGACGCCGGACGGCACCAATATCTCGACCGCCTTCGTCAACGGCATCGCCTACGGCGTATCGGGCACCCTCACGTGCACGGCTACGGGCTTCGCGATCCCGGCGAACTCGACGTTCGTCGCGGTGGACGGCTCCTACGTGCTGCGTCCGAATGGCAAACTGAATCGCGCGGCGCTCGCGTCGACCGACACGCTCTCGCTCTCGCTCTTCGCGATTGCGCGCGCCAAGCTCGCTGCTCGTGCGGTGCCGACACTGCCGAACGGCATGTACGCCTGCATCATCGACCCGAACATCTACTCGCAACTGTTGAACGATACGGCGTTCCAGGTCGCGACGCAGGGGACGTATCGGACCGAGCCCTACTTCAAGAAGGGCATCCTCGCGCCGGCTTTCAACCTCGAGTTCGTTTCCTCGAACATGGTTCCGAGCTACACCATCCCGTCGTCGAACCTCAAGGCTCGTCACGCGATGGTGGTCGGTGCAGATTGCATGATTGAAGGCGACTTCGTCGGTGCGCGCCATCAAGCCGCGAGCAACAACGCGATGAACGGCCCGACCGTCATTCGCATGTACGACGACATTCAAATGACGCTGCGCGCCGCCATCGATCGCTTCGGCGACACGGTGACGCAGACGTGGAAGTGGACCGGCGGATTCGTCGCCGGCACCGACATCCTCTCCGACACGACCAAGGTTCCGACCACCGACGGTTGCCGCTACAAGCGCTGCGTCGAGATCGAAGTCGCATCGGCAATCTAGGAACACTGGCGCGCTCGTCGGCTACGGCCGGCGGCGCGCTCTTTTCTTGCGCTTGGAGGCTCAAGGCCCATGTCTGAATCAGAACGTCCACGCAAGAACGACAAGGAGCCGACGACGTACATCGTGCGCCGTAACGCTCACGTCTCGACGCTCACCGGCGTGCTCGACTTCAAAGGCGGAACGGAGATCTCCGACGCGCACTTGATCGGACTCGCGAAATTTCATGGGGTCGAACTCGTCCCGATTCCGGTAGCGTAATGCTCTCGGACGCGCAGAAGAACCGCATCCGCGTTCACATGGGCGTGCCGGTGCTTGGCGTCGAGGACAGCGGGTTCGCGCTCGGCTACCGCTTCACGGATGAAGTCGGACTGCTCGAATTCCGCATGAACCGGCTACAACCGTATGAAGAAGTCGGCCTTACCGGCTTACAAATCGGCCAAGTGCAGTTCGTCATCCAAGCCGGTCCGCCACTCGTCGGAACGATCGTAACGATGACCGTGACGCCCGCGGCTGCGCCGAGCACGCCCATCGTCGTGCCGTATACCGTGAAGTCGTCCGACATCGACTTGCCGACGCTCATGCGCTCGCTCTCGAATACGTGGAACATGGCCGGAACGACCTACGTCGCCGCGCCCGGTCCGGCGACCGTCCCATCCGTGCCGAGTGGCGTACTGCCGCAGGTGCAAGAATTCACGCTCGCGGCGACGATTGCGGGGAACTTCGCGATCACGTGCGCGGTGAGTGGGACGCCCAACTTCTTCCCAGCGATCTCGCTGCAAGGCATGACCGCGGCGCCGAGCTTCACCTCGCTCGAAAGCGGCGTGACGGCCGTCGGCTACATCGCGATTTGCGATTATATGGAGTCGGCGGTCGCGCAAACGAGCGACTTGCTCAAATATTCAACCGCTGATGTCGTGCGGTTCAATCCACACGAAGGTCCGCGCCGCGCCGGCCTTTACGGCTACTGGCGCAAGCGACTTGCTGATATCCTCGGCATCCCGCTCTACCCGGTCGGGCAATATGGTGGCGTTTCTACGGGGCTGACCAACTAGGAGGGCGCGCGTGAGTTCACCGTTCATGCCGTCATTCGGTACGCTGGTCGGCATCAATCGTGCGGTGCAAATCGGACGCGGCGTAGCGTCCGCGCTGCTCGGTCAGACCTACGATATTCGCCGGCTGGACAACGCGACAAACGGGAGCATCTCCAACAACACGCCGATCTATCCATCGTTCCCGGCCAGCATCAAGCGCGTTGCAAAAACCAAAGCCGAGAACGAGATCTTCAACCTGCTCGCGTTCGAAGCGACGTGCAACAATCTCGATCTAGAGATCGGCGACCTGTGCACGGAGACGGGATTCGGCGAAGACGGCGGCGTGTTCTACGTGGCGCAGAAACGCCCGCTGCGCGAGACGATCTGGATCCGTGCGGAGTCGGCCATCAACATCACGCGCCCAATCCCCACCGCCGGTGCGGTCTCTCAGCAACCGACATCGGGATGGCAAGTCGCACCGAGCGGCACGTGGTCCGGCATTGCGAAGAACACCGAAGAAGTTCTTACGCTCACCAACGGGCTCTACTCGTTCTCAACGGCGCCCGGCGCATCACCCGCGGTCGTGTACGCTGGCCTTCAGCCGCCGAAAACGATGCTCAAGGAAACACAGAACCCGAAGATTCCCGGCGTCGGAAAGCTCGCAACGCTCCTCGACATCGAGACGTTCGTCATCTATCTTCCGCTTCTGCCGGGCGAGGAAGTGTCGGAGTACGATCGGATCGCGTTCTCGCAGATCGGCGATCGGTACGAAGTCCACCAAGTCTTCACGACGGCAAAGACCGGTATCGCCGGTTACATCATCGTGGCTGCAAAGCTCCCGAACTGATGCTGTTCGAAGAAGATCCCGCACCACGGCGCGCGCGGACGGATACGCATCGCCGTCAATGGCGTCAACTGCGCGAATTCATCGTCGTACGCTATACGGATGACTCTCGCAAGCGCGAGACGCGCTCGGCCCGTCGCCCCATGGTGTGTGACTTTCTCGCTACGAGTTGCGGACGACGCAACGGTTTAGTTCGAGCAACGGTCAGCCGAGCGGCCCTAACGGCTGCGCGTTTCCTTATCGACGAGTAGGAGCATAGCGGTGGGCCTCAAGTTCGTGATCGCCGACGACGGCTTGATTCAGCGCGACCGCCTGCGCCAGTACCTCATCACCGCAGGGCACGAGGTTGTGGGCGTTGCCGACAACGGCCGCATTGCTGTGGACCTGTGCCGCCAGTACCACCCGGATGCCGTCATCCTCGACATTGTGATGCCGGTGATGACCGGCGACGCCGCAGCGCTCGTGATCTTCGGCGAAAAACTCGCTACGTACGTCTTCGTCGCATCGCTCAGTACGCAGGAAGCCATCGTCGGCAACCTCCGCGCTTTGGGTGCGCGCGTCATCTCCAAGCCGTATCGCCGGGAGCAGCTCCTCGCGCAAATCCACGTAGCGATGATTCCGTGAAGCCGCGCATTCAGGACGTCATCGAAACGATCATGGCGAACGTCGGCACCGCGCTCTCGGACGCGGCCGTTCCATCGTTCGGGCAGATCGTTGCGGGCCAGCCAATCGGCACGGCTCTCGTGCAAATCATGGGCCAAGCGACGGAACAAGGGCTCATCTCGGTATTTCCACGGCCCGGCACGGCGAAAAACGTCACGCGCTACCCGATCGGTACGCAGATCGTGCTGTCGTCGAATCCGAACGTCCCGCTCATCGCCACCCTCACGCCAAGCGGCGGGCAGTGGACGATCGCGTTCACCGGATCGGTCGCGGCCGGCATCAACGTCCACACGTTCGTCGGGCCACCGCTCGTCGATGCGTTCTTCCAGACGGCGACGGGTGACACGCTCACATCGGTTGCGACCAAGACCGCAGCGGCGATCAACGCGCTCGCCGGAACCGCAGCTGCAACCGCGTCCACCAACAGCGTCATCGTGACCGGCTCGCCACTGCTCATCTGCAACCTCGGCGAGACGGTGGGGACGATCGCGCGGCTCGTCAGTCGCATCGCTCAAACGATGCAGGTCTCGATCTGGGTTCCCGATCCGCACGCAACGCCGCCCGCAATACCCGCGCCGTTGCGGTTTCTCATTGCTGACGCCATCGCGTCGTCGATCGGAACGTCGGAAGCACGGTTTCTCGCGCTCTCCGACGGCACGCCGATGGACATCGACTACGCGACGGAGTTCCTGGACGACCAAGCGCAGTCGGATTACTCCTTGTACGCCTACCACCTCGCGTTCCGCGTCGAGTACGACGTTCTTCGCTACGTCACCGCGACGACCATCGGCTCGGTCAAGGCGACGATCGCGCAAAACACCGCCTCGCCTCTCACCATCTATTCCGGAGGGTCATGATGTTTCACCAACACGCGCACGCAGTTCGCGAGGTCTTCGTTTGGCATGGCGTGCGGCTGCAACGCGGCGCGGTCCTCACCGACGATGACGTGCACGAATTGGAACTGCCGGAGAACGCCGAGTTGCTGCGTCGCTGCACGCGCATTCCGCGGGAAGCCGTCGTGGCGCCCGAGGCGCCGGCCGTAAAGGCATTCGTGCCGTACGCGGTCCCCGTTTCCGCCGGCGCCGACGCGCCCGTGAAGGAGTAGCAGTATGATTATCGGTGGAAACGTCGCCTCGGGAAGCATCGTCATTCCGGGTTCGTACGTCTCGGAACCCGCGCCGCAACCCGTTACCCCGCTCGGCCCGAACACCTCGCTCCTCGCGATCTCCGGCACGGGTTCGTACGGCGTGCCGAATACGCCGACGCCGGCATTCGATGCGGCCTCAGCGATCGCGGCGGTGGGCAACAACTCATCGCTCCCGCACTCGATCATCGCGGAAATCGTGAACGGCGCGCTGCCGCTATGCACGTCGTATTTACTCAACCGCGTTACGGACGGCACCGACGTCGCCGCCGTCGCGCCGCTGGCCGACAACACGGGCTTCGCCGCTGAATCGATCACGTTCACGGGCACCGGGGGCACGGGTCAGACCGCGACGGTCACGCTCGTCAACGGCAGCACGACCGTCGTCGTCGGGCCGTATACCATCGGCACATCCGCCACGCCGACCGCCGTCGCAAGCGCAGTCGCATCGCTCATCGCCGCCTCGGCTGCGGTCAACGGCGGAAACGCGTTCTTGCAAGCGCCGACCAGTTCGGCTGGCGCGATCTCGCTCTCGGCGCTCGCGTCGGGAACCGGCGGCAACGCGATCACGGTTGCCGTGGCGGTTACGAGCACCGGCATCACCGCCACCCCTAGCTCGGCGACCGCGATGACCGGCGGCCTCGCTCCGGGTTCCCTCGGGACGTTCGTCAACGTCAGCACGGGATCGTATGCGAACAACACCGCAACCGCTCCGTCAGGCGTGCAGGCCACCTATAGCACGACCCCCGGATCGACATCGCCACTCGTCAACGTGACGCTGTTCTTCCCGAATCAAAACCCCGTCGTCTATCAGAACATCGTCGCCTACGCGTCGAAGGGCGGCGGATTCAATGCTCCGGCGTTTCTCGCTAACCTCGGCGCGGCGGTGAACACCGGGACGAACGCACAGCCGAAAAGCGCCTACTGGACCTTCGTCGCGGGTTCGTCCACCGCGCCGCCGCTGACGGGTGTCCTCCAAGGCGCAACGGGCGGCACGGACGGCGCCACCGGCGTCACGTCCGTAATGCTGATGGGCCAAGACGGCACGACCGGGCGCACGGGCGTCTACGCCTTCCGTAAGAAAATTCGCGGCGGGCAAGTCATCATCGCGCAGTTCACGGACTGCACGTTCGCGCAAGCGCTCGCGACGTTCTGTCAAGAAGAAGCGTGCATCACGTCGATCGCGCTGGGCGGCGCCGGAACAACGCCGAGCCAAGCCGTCGCAACGTCGCAAGCGAACAGCGTCGCGAGCCGGTTCGTGTTCCAAGTGCTCGGCGAACCGTTCTACACGGATCCGTTCACTGGCGTCAATGGACTACAGTCGCCGCTCGGCTCCGCCGCCGGCACCATCGCATCGCTCAACCCGTGGCAGCCGCCGCTGAACAAGCCGCGCGGTGGCGGCCTCGCCATGACGGCGACGGAGTTCACGCTCGGTCAGTTCCCGGACGAGACGATCCTCCAATCGAACAACATCGCGTACTTCAAGAAGAAGAACGGGCAGTTCGTCCTTTGGCAAGATCGCATGTCGGACGGTACCCCGGTCGCTGACACGCGCATGCTCAACTTCCTGGCGGTGCAGATCGAAGCGATCGGCGATAAGTACATCGGCGAGACGCAAAGCTCGGCCGGCCTCGCGACGAGTCCGACGACGCCGCTATCCGATGCGACGCGCGCCGCATACGTCAACGACATCAACAACCTGTTGCTGCCGATGGCGAACCCGGCAAACCCGCAAATCAGCCCCATCCTCCCCGGGCAGCCGAAGCCGTTCAGTGTTTCGCTGAGCAGCAACACGCCGACCACGGTTCAGCAGGGCTTTCTCATCGCCAGCATCTCGGTGCTCACGCTTAGCGGCATCCGCTACGCGCTCGCGGTTCTGCAAGTCGGCAGCACCGTGCAGGTCCAGCAAGCCGCGTAATAACGCTACCCGGAGTCGGCAGTCATGCCGGCTCTTTTTCTTTGGAGAGTCGGCATGTCGTTCACACCGGGACGCTACAACCTTGGGCCGGATCACTCGATCCAGATCACCCGCCAAGACAACGGCGCGACCGTCGTTCTCGATGGCCCGCGCTCGAAGTTCTCATCGAAGCACGATGACACGCTCACGAAGAGCTCGACGATCGACTTCGGCGGCGTCGTTACGGGCATCCGTCAGCCGGAAGGCGTGTCCGGATCGATCGACACGGAAAAGGGCGGATCGGACTTCGATCAGCTCGTTTCGTTTCTCGATGCGAACTACTATAGCGGCGGACCGCTGGTCTATTTCACCATGACGGAATCGATCATCTCGCCCGATCGCTCGACGGTCAACGTCAACACGTATTCGGACGTGCAGTTCCACGATTACGATCGCGGCTCGTTTGAGCACAACGGCATCGTGAAGTGCGCGGTGCAGTTCTTCGCCTCCACCATCACCCCGCTTTCGTAAGGGAACCCTATGATCGGAAACCCCGAAACCATCGCGCTCAGCGAGCGCATCTCGGTCGAAGTTGGCGTCCTCGACGGCGACGAGACGGACAGCGCCGACATCATCATCGCGAACCGCTCCGGCGGCGCGGACAAGGACGGGAACTTCCCGGTTCTGGCATTCGGAATTCTGCAGCCGAAGGTCTATGCGGTGTGCAGCATTCGGAAAATCAATGGCGAGGCCGTCACTCCGCTTGCGAATGAGGCCCAGTACCGCGGCGTCGCCAAGAAATTGACGATGGCCGAAAAGAAGAGGATCGGCGAGTGGGCCAAGCCGCACTACTCACCCGATGAGGAAGACGTAAAAAACGAGCCAGGCGCCCCTCCGTTCGACGAGTAGTGGCGCTGATGCGCGCCTCGGAGGGAGCGATCTCGTATTCCGACACGCGCAACATGAGCATCGCTGAGCAGCTCACGCTGCTCTATGCGTTCAACGGCGAGCAAGGGGAGTAGATCATGGGAACGATTGACGAGCTCACGGCCCACCTCGACCTCTTGACCCGCAAGGCTGCGACCCTTCCCCGAGACGTGGCCGAAGTCGTCGCTCCCATCCTAGCGCTCAACGTGCGCACGGTCATGGGCGACAACATGAAGCTCCAAGACCTGGCCGAATCGACGCAGATCGAACGCCTCGGGCTTGGCTACACCGCGAACGATCCGCTCGTTCGCTCGGGCGAATTACGGGATTCGGTCATGCCGGAAGTGGTCGGCGTTTTCGGCTCGGAGTTCGCGGCGGCTGGGTCGGAGGACCCTCGTTCGGGATGGCTCGAGTTCGGCACCGCGACGATTCCGGCGCGGCCTTCATTCGAAATCGGGCTCATGGAAACGGAAATGGTCGCTAAGGGCGTCTCCCTCAACGCCTCGGTTAAACTTCTTCGCGATTCCTAACGACGCGCATAAGGGCCGTTCCAGCCGATTGCAGAGGCGTTGGACCAATTTTACGGGTGAGCATCGCTCGGACCACCGGGAACGCCAGCGCGACCCCTCCGACGACTCCCACGATGATGCCGAGAGTGATGACCGCCGAGACGAGGGCCTGAATCAGCATCACGCCCAGGATTAGGCCTAGCGCGATCCCGAGGAACGACCCGCCGTTGCGGCGCCTGCGGTTGTAGTACATGACTGCACTTTACCACGATTTCGCATCGATGAGGATTTACGCCGTGGCATTCGCATGGACAGTTTCGAGTGCGATCGAGTTCACCTCAAACGGCGTCAAGGTCATGGGCGACCTATCCAAGGCGTCTAAGGCACTCGGCGATTCACTCAAGGTGCTTCAGGCTACGGTCGATGGGGTCGTAGCGTCCCTTGACCTTCTCTCTGTATCCGGAATCCGTGCCACCGATGTGTTGGTGGACCTGAACGCGGCAACGGGGAAGTCTAACGCCAGCACGACCCGCTCGACGGCCCGCGTCACCCGTGCAGCGACGGCGTACGATGCCATGGCGGTTTCTGCGGCGCGCGCGGCCGCGGGCGTCCGGGCGGTTTCTACGGCTTCAATCGGGGGGCGCTCTGGACTCCCGCGCGGCGGCGGTTCAGCCGGCGGCATCGGTGGCTTCATGAGCATGCTGCCGGGACCACTAGGTGTCGCTAGCCGTGTTGGTGGGATCGCAAACAGACTTACGGGCGGCGGATTAGGTCATCTTGCCGAGGGCGGAATGCTGGTCGATGCGGTTTTCGAGGCCAGCAAGCTTCAGCAGATCCTCCTCTCGGTCAAGAACGAGACTGGTGCTTCCAACTCGCAGATCGCGAAGTTCTCCAACACTGCGTATTCGATCGGCGCGCAGAACGGGATGAGCGTCAACGAGGCCGGCGAGATTCTTCGGACGATCTCCCGTCTGACGGCGGGGCAATTCTCGACCGATAAGATGATGCAAGTCGCTCCGATGGTGGCGAAGTATGCCTCGCTCGTCCACTTCAACCGCCCCGACATTAGCGTAGAAGAAGCGGCCAAAACCGGCATCCAGACCGCCCATCTTTTCCGTGCATATCAGCCGAAAGCACTCGACCCGCTACTGGATAAGGTCTACCGCCTTTCTGGGATGATGGCCGAAAAGCCGGAAGCGGCGCTGCGGCAGATGTCCTACTACGTTCCGCTCTTCAAGGCGCTCAACGTCAGCGACGAATCCTCTATCGGAACGATGGCGCTACTCGACCGCGGTGGCTTCCGCAACAAGGTCGGGACGAACGTCCGCGCCCTTGTTCTCGAAGCGCTCGGTCCACAGCAGCTCACCTCGTTCGCGCAAAAGGGCAAAGCCGGAATCCTCGAACAGATGGGGCTCTTCAAAAACGGCAAGTTCGCCTGGAACAACAAGGACGGGTCGCTGAACTTCTTCGGCGAGCTTTCGACGATCGGCAACTGGGCTCAAGCGCAGCGCAAGAATCATGTCCCCGACACGAAAATCGCAAGCGAAATGTACGGCGCGCTCGGCAAGCAAGGCGGCACCGTTGGGTCGCTTTTCCTAGATCCGCAAATGGCGCCGATTCTTGACGGCATCCGCAAGTACCTCAAAGATCCAAACGTCGGCATTGCTGCCGCTGGTAAGAACCGTGATTCCGGCTTCGGTTACCAATTCACGGCGACCGGCAAAGACTTTCAGTCGTTGATGACCGATCTCGGCGGCGTTGCGCTGCCCGGCATGACGAAAGCCTTCAAAGATCTCGGGGACTCACTCCACGGCGCGCAAGTCTGGCTGCACCAGCATAAAGAGATCGAGAAGCAGTGGTCCGACGACATGATGAGCACGGTGAGATACGCGGAATCGTTTCTTGTCGCTCATAAAGCTGATTTCATCGCGATCGGCAACAACTTGGCGAGCGTTGGAAGCGTTCTCGGAATGATTGCAAGAACGGCGAGCATTGCACTCGGTCCACTTACGAGAGTCCTTCGCATCGTCACCGACATCGCGACGTTGCATTGGAACGATCTCCCTGCGGCCTTCGGGGCCAAGCCGGGCGTGTCGAAAGATTACGTCAACAATATGCTCGGCGGCGGCCCGCTCCCGCTCGGCGGCCAGGTGCCGAACGGTGCTCCAGGGTCAAATCGCAAGAGTCCGGGCGGGCCAACTATGCCAATCCCGGCATGGTT